CCGATTCCGGCATGCAGTTGGGCTTATACCAGATGATTGTACTTCGGCATATCCAGCCGTCTTCCATTAGGGCTCGTTTGACCATTTCCGGTATCCCTAACTCTTGCTTTGCCCTATGTGAGTTAAAATACCGTTGGGCTTGTACGCACCAATCTTTATATAGTATAAGGCTACTATACTCGTTGGGTGCATAAAGATGAGTTATACCACAGAGTCTAAGATCCCAACCGAAATCTCCGAGCCTGAGATCAAGCTGCTCAGGGACGGCTTTAGTTATCCTGAAATATCCTCCGTCACTGGTCGCAGAGTTAAATCCATTTCCGAGAGGAATAGACTTATTTACCAGATAGATATCTGGGAAGCATTCAAACGGCGAATCGAACGTGATGGCATCCCCAATCGTCTCACCATCTCGGATGGCTTCGGTTATTGGTTTAGCGGTTTCTTCGACGGCGAGGGAACTATCAGTATCTTCACCAGACCATGCACCGGAAACGCTCTTTACTCCGAGTTTCGGCTTTCCGTTCGTTTGATGATCAGAGATGACGATGCTAACATCATAACTGGTATCAAAGACAATCTCAATGTCGGAAACATTTCGCGTCATCGAGCAAACGGGAACATCAATCCAGCAATAGCATGGACTTGCGAGCGTGTGCAAGATTTGACAGAGGTTATTATCCCTCTGTTTGAGCGTTATCCTCTTCACACCAAGAAGGCTCAGGAGTTCGCCGTTTGGAAACCTATTGTCATGGCTAGGTACATCTCTACCCTTGGAGGATATTCTAATCGAAAGAGCATCCCCAAAGACGAGAGGGCGGTTTTTTATGAGGCTCTGGAGAGGATAAAGGAAATTAGAACCTATAAGTGATTGTGGTGGTCTTTTCCTATTTTTATCCCATCCTCCTCGAGCAAAATACTCAGTTTTCTTTTCTCTTTGGATCGAGGGCGACTTATCGAGTTCGGGTCTATGGCCGGAATTGCCCCAAGAGCCTGCATAAGAATCTCCTAAATTCAGCCAGAGAGTCCCTTCCTTCTTCAGAACTCGTCTGACTTCCCGGAACACCTCGACCAGGTTGCTCACATATGCGTCTGGCGTGGCCTCTAAGCCGATCTGACCATCGCACCCATAGTCTCGGAGGCCATAGTAGGGAGGCGATGTCACGCAGCAATCCACGCTTTCGGGGCGCATCCAGCCAAGCATCTCTAGGGCGTCGCCTCGGATAATTTTATCAAGCATTCTTCGTTACCTCACGGGTTACTTTCATCTAGCTATTTTAATAATTTCTGTAATACCCCTAGAATCGATCTTAATTCCGCCAAATTCTAGGGAGACACAATCACCCATTCTAAGGGAGATCATTTTTATTTGCCCCCAACACCGCCCAGGACGGACATGCTGATGACTTCCTCGTCCTTTACTTGGGACATGGCTCGATAACACGCCTTGCAGAAGTCCTCTCTTCCGCCCCAAGGAACCACAGGTTTTCCGCAGCTCTTACATCCAGCCGACTTAACTGGCTTCATGTATAGTTGCTCTGCAATGCGCTTTTCTAAATATACCACCTGATCAGCCTTGTAAAGAATGCCATCCACTACCTTATCCTGAAGTATCAGACCGCACACAAGCTCGGCCTTATGCTTGCCGCCGCGTTCTTTGTAAACGATTGGTTCGCCTGTTGTTTGCTGAACGGGTTCGACTTTAGCCAGTGAAGAACCATTTAAATCGGCGTTTCTGTTATCGGTTTCTGGGTTACTGCTGTTGATACCCGTTTCGATAGCAGGAGACGTTTCATAACGAGTTAGCAAACGAGGAGGGTAAAACTCCTTCTTTGTATATACCCCCTTATCCTTTACCTTACTTTCTACAATGCCTATTATCCGTCTATAGCTCGTTATACTCGTTACTCTATCTGTATTCTCCTCGTTAAGACTTGTTAAAGGGTAGTTAGAGTAGTTACTGTTGAGGATATTAGCCGATTTATCCTTGATATATTTCGAGAACTTTTCGGTCTTAAACTTCAACCCTTTGAACCCACGCATCACGGGTTTGCCGAATTCTGGATCAAGCGTTTGGCTCGCGTGCTTATTTCGTTCACCAATCTTTCGTGAAAAGCTGAATTGGCTCATAGGCGATCCACCCAACTTAGCAAACATCTCGAAATAGTTATACAATTCCGATGATGCTATCCTATAAGCTGGATCTTGCCGGAGCATTTCGTCAAAATCTATGAACTCGTCACAGAACAGATTGAAGCTGTTTGCATCTTCTTCGTATCCTTCGTAATCATCCTCCCGCCTGCATATCTTTCGTTCTAATGCAATCTCCGGCGCTCTGGCGATGATCAGGTTTAGGATGCCGCTCATATTCGTTTCCTCAACCAGCCGAGTTGATAGAGTCGTGTCCTTGAGCTTTTCGAACTTCTCGGTTGGCTCCGGGTGATCGACGAACGTAAAAGGCATTTTTACTCTCGTAAATCGTCGCTTGAATCCATAACTGCTATCATTGAACCGTGGCGCGCCGTTCGTGTCAAAGATTAACTGGATGAATGACTTCCACTTAGTCCGGTCCCTTGCGTTCTTGACATCTCCGCTTTGATTACCACTGCCAGATAACGCTTTTATGACCTCCGTTGCCGATTTATCGACATTGGTTTCATTGAAGATGTTTGTCCGAGCCCCTTTGAGCTGGCCCCTGGCAAACCTCTCTTTCGTCAACTCCGTCAGGCTTATGCACTCGGTCGAATCTGGAAACGCTGCGGCGAGCACATCTTCATACATGTTTTTGCCGTTGCTGCCACCGCCTGTCAGGAATAATATATATTCAAACCCAACTAAACAGCAAGTCGCTACCAGCCAATCAACCAACGTCATCCGGTCGATATCATTGAAACATGAATCGTCCAGCAACTGCACGAAAGCCGCCGGCCAAGCCGAGGGGTTGTAAACGAATGCTGATGGTGAGTTTATGTAGTGCTCTGGGGAGTGCTCAAGGATATCGCCCGTCAAAAGGTTAACAGTGCAATTTTTACAGCATAGCAGATATGGATTTTTGTAAAATATGTCTTCTTTTGTCCGGGTCTTAGAATGGATTTTAGCCTCCAACTCTTTTTGCATTCTCACTGGGAAAATGTCACCGGCGACGTTATTAACCATGTCAGCAACACCCTTCCACCACTCAGCCGAGTAATACCCATCCCGATAAACCCAAATCTTGTCATCTTCTGTCGTGATTATGTCAAATCGCTGAATAATCGCATCGGCTGCACGAGATGGCGAGAATTTCCATACCGTCCTTTCGTTATCGCCTTTGCCAGTAGTCTCTGGTATGGCAATATCTTCCAGGTCCAGCTCCGGCATCTCTGGCCTGGCCCGTCTGTTCTGGTCACGTTCCTGCCTGGGTTGCTGAGGTTTCGCCTTGAACTCCGGCTCAACTATCGCCCTGAGACTCTGCCAATTTTTTACAGGGCAACTTGAATGATGGCATTTGGCGTGTTGCCCGTCTTTGGGCGGCTTGAATTTTGTTACCTGACAAGATCCTTTTTGATCGTGACATCCAGGGCAATCGTCCAGAACGTAAATCGTTCCGCCGACTTCTGAACCCTTGGTTTTTTTCCAGGTCAGCCCATGCCCTTCTAACCAAACGCCCATGTCGTCGATCATACCCGGCAATCCACTGTAAGGCTGAGGTTCTGGTTCAGCCGGGCCTACAGCATCTTCGTGAAGCTTAACCAGCTCTTCCATTTGCTCTTTGGCGAGCACGACAAGCTCGTCCGGTACTGTGATTATCCTCGATTGCCGGTGATGCCTATCATCGACTTCTTCGCCCTTCCTAACCATTGTGCCATAGAGCTTCGCAATCCGGTTGGGGTCGTTTGTAGATGAATCAATATTCAGCCGGGGATGATTGAAGATGTGATCCAGCGCCACGAGTGTCTTTTTTACCAGTTCGGTGCTATCCTTTTCATTTGGCAAGTCGATCCTGTATTGCAGGTGTGCGCCATTTCCCGAGTCGCAGTAGACAGGCTCTGGCCATCCAAAATCATCCGTCATCCGGCGCGCGAAGGTTGCCGCCTCTTCCAGGGCTTCCGCATGCTCCGAATCCCTCGAAGAAATGCCCGACAGCTTGCCCTTTATGTCGATGTCAACGTAAAGCCAGCGTCGTTTTATGACATCCGATCCCTTAGTCAGCTCAGGCTTTCGGGTCTGGCAAAGTCGGTTATTGTACCGGGCCAGCAAATCCGGCTTAATTTCATTCAGGGTAAAAAATATGCCATCCTGCGCGCCGCCTTTGTCTAATACGTTGGCAATCTCTGCCATTTTCGCAAGATCGTTGAAGTACCCGCCGTTCTCTCGGACCCTCCCACCAAGTACCCGCAGTTCGCAGACGCCGCCAGGAGCAACGAAAAGTTCCAGGGATTTCTTAATCTCTTCCGCGCTCATGATTCCTCAAGGCGCGGTGCCCCGCACGCCGCTGAAATGTATTGCTTGTCATCGTTACCTCACTGTTATTTTCAAGCCGATTGATCGCGTTTTAGCCTTATCGCATCCATGACCCAACCTGACCGCTGCCCGTCCGGTATCGTATCTAAAAAATCATCGATCTCTTTAGGAAATGTAAGGGTTCGCTGCCGTGCTCTTTCGTCGAAAGGCTTCTTTTTGTTCGTCATAACCTCACCTGCGCGATAATGGTATGGTATGATATTAAAGGGTTTCGCCCAAAAAAAGATTTAGCTGGAAGGAGCAACGGGCAGCTTTACGTTTGCTCGGCAATTAGAACATGACGTGTAATTCGGTATATCCGACGTGCTTCGCTTCGCGCCATTGTATTCCCATGATCGTTTGCATCTTGGACAAGTAACTTTAATCATTTGTCACCTCACTTACATGTGATATGTTATAACATGTTATATTTAAGCTTTCCTATAATGGGTAAATCCTCATTGGCCCACACGTAAGATCAATGTCGATTTTCCCACATGATTTAAGGACTTGCACCCTTTTGCGTACTGTGGTTCGATCTTCCAACGTCTCTTTTTGGATGCCTGTAATCGTTATGCCAGGGCTTGATTTTACTATATCCCAAACCCTTCTCTCCCTTAAAACAATCTCTTCAAGGCTGCGCGACATCTGCGAAGGCCTCCATAAACTTGCTGTAATTGACGCCCTTGCCATAGAGTATCCGGTTGCCTTTGCATCTTGCTTTTCTCTTTAGGACTCCTTCACAATATAGCTTATGCGACGCTCCTTTAGGCATACCATAAAATTCTTTTGGCAGTCCTTCGAGAGCTTCTATAGAAATACCACGCTCCTGTATGTATATCGCCAGTTGAATAAATTTGCTATTTGCCATCTTAAGCCTCGATTCGCAAAGCTGCCGAGAACCAGGGCTCGAACTTCTTGCGATTCCGGTTATAAAGCCCACGCCAAGATTCATCCAAAATCCACGTTTCTGAAAAGTCGTCCGGTGTCCTGGTGCATCTTCCCGAGGCTTGCATAACATCAACCGCTGCAAATAAATTGTAGCGCATATAATTATCCATCTCGTTTCGAGTCGCTACATATTCATCTTTGATGTTTTCAAATGGGATTTTCGCGATGACATTTAATGGGAAATCCGGCCCTTTCAGGTCTAGCCCCTCCGAGAAGCCAATGCTCAGGAAAATGCATTCGCCCGGTTTATTCATGAACTGGGTTTTATACAATTCCCGTTCATTGGGGTCAGATTGCAGGATCGTTATCTTTTTGGCTTTGTTGCTCAGGTTGTCATACAGGGTCTTTGCTATCGTGTAAACCGCGCAATGAACCATCGTTTTCTTATGGTATTTGTTATGGAGGATTTCGATCTCTCGGGCAATCTTTGGCGCGGTGGTGGCACGTTCTTTGTAGTTCATCGACCCAATGGGCTTGTAATGAATGAGCCGCTTGTCTAGTGCTATGGGATGCTGAATTTTCACGACTTCAAACTCTTCTGCATACACGGCTGACGTTGGGGTTCCGCTGGCGAGGATGACCAGCTCCAGCCCTTCGATGAGCCTCTTAAACTCGCTCCGGCCTTCAAGCAACCTGAAATTGTTATTGCTATCGACCATATATCTATGGCCCGAGTCGATATGATTCAAGACCCGTTGACACTTTCGCAACTCTCGTTCAAAATGGTTCTTGACCTTTGTGGCTGCAATGATCTTCGGCCAGGTTTTCTTTGCGATAGGTTCTACTCGCAATGCTTTGAGTTCTTCTGTGACGCCTTTGAGCTTATCGAGCATCGTTTTTTGGTACTCGACAATCGATCCCTTTAGATTCTTTATATCGACATCATCCGGTAACTTCATGGTCGAATAGTTTACCAAAGCCTTTTCGAGACTAGCCGATTCGTCTATGAGCAAACCCTGGCATTCACCATAACAGGCTGGGTCAATGACATATCGCGCAAACGTGGTAGCTCCGAACGGCGCGGCGTTGAACCGCAATCGATCCATCTGATAAGCGCAGTGGCTACACGGTTCTCCGAAATTTGAGTCACCGCTTTGGTCCCGGTGCTCTTGCCGGCAGGTTGCTTTCGCTTCGTTCCAGGTATCGAAGGGGCAATCATCCGCCATTATCTCAAAGAACTTCGCGCAAGGATAATTCTTCTTGCCTTTGAGCACTGGCATTTTGTCGAATTTCGCGTTAGCCTCAAGCTGATTGACGAGGGCTACTAATGGCGTTGTGTAAATGACCTTGTTTAGTCCATGCTCTTCAGATAGTATCCTCCCGAGAACGTATAGGTCTAAACTCTTGCCAGACGCGGTGGGTGCATTTAATTCGATTACCTTTTTCCCATCGTTGTAAAGGTCGAGTATCTGAGTTATTGCCTCAGCTTGACCGTCCTGGAACGATGGATATGGGTTATAGGTGTCTAAATTGTACTGCATTGTCGCCTCACTGAATTATATTACATCATAATACATCATACTATATAAACCTTTGCAATCGTCGATGGTCTAAAGTGCCATCGAGGAAAAGCATAAACAGAAGTATGTGGAGAAGCATCATCGACCGCAATCTATATAATATGGTGTACTATAATGCAATGTGGTGAGGTAACACTTGGCGGATATATTTGAGGTTTTAAGGAACATCGGCCTGACCCGACCCCAGGCGTTGATATTGCAGTTCTTAATGGTCGATTTTGCGTGGCATACCCAGCTAGACATCACCAAAGGGACCGACCTGCCCCAACCAGCCATAAGCAACGGCACAAAAGCATTGGCACCCTTCATCGTGGCTGCAAATCGGAATCGTGCCGTGGGTGATCGTGGGCGGCCCGGCATACTCTACAAAGCCCGGCCAATAGCAGAGATCGAGGCCGTCCTACGTCAAAGGCTGGATGAGAAAGAAAGTGTTCTGGCCGCCGCCAGAACCGCAATAGAGGCGATTTGATTTGACTATGAGAAATTTCAGACAGTATGAAATCGTAAATGATAACGGGACCATGACAGCCGTTGAAGGCGGCGTATTTCAGGGCAAGACCCCTCGGCAGGCTGCTTTGAAGGTTGCGAATGATGGCATCAAGCTCATTCTGATGCGGGAACGCGGCACTTCCAAGGTCAACGTCTACATTGGGGAGAGAAAGCAGGAAAAGAAGCCCGAGACGGCACCCGCCTGGATGCCAGCCATGTACTGGAAGCCCAACGTCCACAAGATCGGGCTCATCAAGTTCAAACACCAGTCCGAGATCCTGGGCGATCTCCCGGCAAAAGTGAAAGAGTTGACCGGCTAAAGCCGGTCTGCCTCCTCTTCTTCATGCAATCCATAGAATTCTGGTGGCTTTACAAGGCACGGCATCACCATGTTCACCGCCTGGATGAGCGCGGTTGATATGATTTCTCCAACTTTCGTGAATGCTTCTGCAAGCGATTTCAATGCACTGAATACTTTTTCACAGGTTTCCGACAGCTCTTCAACTGCGATCTGTTGCCTAGTTCCTATATGCTCTATTTCCAGGCTGCAATTCTGCAATTCTACTATCATTTGCCCCACCGCATTTCATCGACTGGCTCGATGCTGAGCACTGCATGTTTCATATAGATAACTTCCTTGTGGATTTTCCCACCGCTTGGGGATATATCAAGGCAAATTTCGAAATTGTTGAATGCTGTCAAAATTCCAGTCGCGGGCTGGCCGCCATTGGTGAACCTGAGTGTAACCCTCTTTCCCCGAAGCTTTGGCACAAACTGGAATGCTGGCTTTGGTTCTTCTGTCATACCTTCTCCTCGTAGTAAATGTCATTGTAGTTCGTTTTGTCATACACAACACCCAACCGACTCCGAAGTCTGCAATTTATCTCATTTAATGTCCCTTGCGTGGTTGTGGTGGTAGCTTGCATTTCTCGAATGGTATTCGTGGATATTTCAACAACTGTTTGATTTTTACTCAGCGAATGATTTGGACTGTGAAACCCACCGATTTCAATTGACACCCCCCCAATGGTTTTACCGCAGTTCTTCTTTAATATTTTACCTATCGCGAGCGCATGCTGCAATAGGTCAGTCAACTCAGGCTCAAGCTCGGTCAATTTTTTGCCTCCAATAAATCAAGAACTTTGTTCACGATCCGGTCCCAAGTCTCGCCTTGGCATTTGTACTTCTTCAGCCTGGCCCTAGTGGACTTCCGCAGGGCCGTGGTCTTGGTGTCATCGCTTATTTTAATCATCTACCACCTCACTTTTGTATAACTTTACATTTCTTTACATCTATATAAGCGTTGCCTCCCACACATAGCTTTCGCCCCGATACCTGTTGGCCGGGTGCATTGTAACCATGCCACGGTTGCGCAGTCTCGCCAGGGAGTGACACACGTTCCTGACCGGTAGGTTGAGCCGCGCCGCGATCTGGTCGGTGCTGGATGGGCCAGTCGCCAAGGCTGAGAGGATCTTCTTTTGTTGGCTGCCCACAAAAGGCCGACCGCTGGGTCCGTTCCTGACAATTCTATGGGCGTGGATATACTCTTGAAGCTTCATATAAAACGCTCCAAACGATCGCAACGAATTACACGTTTTCATTGGCGTCCCCTACTACAAACCGAGAAAGTCCTTTACCCTCGGTAGCCAGCCGCGCGTTTTTGATCTTGATTGTTCTCATAAGCTCCTTCTTATGCTGTTGCCGAGGGTCGTCCTTGTTACCTAACACAAAGCAACTGAAACAGACTAAACCCACCCCAGCCAGTGATAACCCACATGGAACGTCTCGCTCTGTGCCGCATTTTGAGCAATGGAAAACCCGTTTATGCGCGTCAGCCCATTGCTCGGGTGTTAGCCGCGTGCTCTCATCTCCCGACAACAGGATAACACCCGATCAAGTGGCTTTTCGTATTCTGACCACTTAGAACGAGTGCTATCCGCGACTATGAAATGCGTCAGATGCGCAATTATCTTGCTTGGTATCAACCAAACGTGTTCCGGGGTGAGCGATTCCCTGTTATCAAACGCGATGCATAAGAAGTAATCTGGAACCGCATTCTTTTTTATTTGAAAGTTCCAGATCCGAGAATTTTTAGATCGTTGATCGCGACACGCGCTTTTGACATCTATCTTGAAGCCTTTGCCGCATAGGAAATCGTATCCGGGGTTGGTGAGTGGCATCCTTATGATGTTATCGAAGAACTTGGATAGCGCGCGCTCGGCCACATAAACACCTAGATACATACCAATGTCGGTTGCTTCCGCCAATGGGCGACTGCGACCAGTCAAGTGTTTATATTCAGTATCGTATGATGGTGCGCTCCGTTCTGGTAGGGTTGGATATTTCGAGTTATACCGGCCCATATTTACCTCGTTGGAATACCGCGCATCGAATTTTCGATACTGTACGACTTAACAAGTAGCCCCAATTCAAACGCTTCTTTTTCAGCATCCGACATGTTTTCAGTAAATTTTTCTAATACGTTTCCCGTATTTGGATTGTTGTTCACGAACTGCCAAGCCTTATCATCAAGTTCCTTATATTTATCGGGTGGAATTAATGTCATCTCGTTACCTCACTGTATAGTTCGTTGCGACGAACACGACTAAATTAAGCCGTCTGCCGTGCCTTTGAACTGCGCGGCGACCTCGAAGAAATGGCTGACGCTCCGATATTGCCCGGATGCGACCGCCATTTTAGCGAGTTCTGCCGTCGATGGTTGAACTGATATCGTTATCAATTTCGTGGCTCTTGTCTTTTTAGCCATGCTCTTATGAACGTGGTTCTAGTATATGAGTATTTCGCCGTAAGGCAGCGTAAGCTATAAATAGAAGCCTGCCAATGATGAGATAGTGAAAAGTGAGGTAACAAAGATGAACCACAAGCAAAAAACGTACATGGCCCACATCGCCAATGAACGGTCGATGCGGAATAGAAAGATCGCCAGATATCAGATTGCCATTGATAGCGCCATCTTCTCGGTCAAAACTCGCGCCGTCCTGATCACCCAGAAGGGCTCGGTTATCCAGGTCGAAGGCCCGGAAGGAATGAAGAAGAAGGTGCTCCAAGCATGAGCCTAGACCAGTTATCAGCCAGCCTACAAGAAGTTAAGGCGGCCAGGTTCGAGCTGGAAATCCTCAGTCGTGAGTACGACGGGGAAGAAAACGCTTTCATGCTTAAGACATCGGCACTGAAAGCCAAGCAGGTAGCGGCCAAGCAACGAGTCTCCGAGGCTGAGGATCGGGCCAAAGGTCAAGCCCTGGACCTCTTCAAGGAAACCAAGGACAAGAAGCCTATCAAGGGCGTCGAGATCAAGATTTTCACGGAAACCAACATCGAATTTGATCCCTCGGAAGCGTTGGCGTGGGCGGTTGAAACTGGCCTATGTCTAAAACTGGATCATGAGAAATTTGCAAAAGTCAGTCCCATCCTCGGGCTGGATTTCGTCAAGGTGACAGAAATATCGACACCCAAAGCGCAACTGTCAAGGACTCTTTAAAATTTGCAGTGAGGTAATAACGATGGAATTATCAGAATGTGTTCAAGAATTTAGAGATAAACTCACCGGAATGGATGTTTCGTTATTGATCGATGGCCCAAAGGAAGCCGGAGAGTATGGGCTGGTTGTAGATGGCGAAAAGGCGACGGTCTTAGCAGACGGCCATATCGTAAGCGCCTCACCTGGTCTGTTCAAGAACCTGGAAAAGCATTTCGCGCCATTCCAGAAAGCCTACGCCAAGGCTCACCCACCGGGTCAAGGCCCCTCCGAGTTGCCCAACCAGGCGCCGGCTGAGGAAGAGCCGGAAGCGCCCTTTCAGCCAGCCAAAGAAGTGACAGAGGTTCAAGCTCCCAAAGCCCCGGAACCCAAGGTTCAAAGTGCTAAAAAACCTTCTGAGCCTCGCAAAACAACAGCACTTTCACACCGGGCGGATTCTAGGGCATTGCAGATCGATAACCTAACGCTGGAAGATATTAAGGCAGATTTCCAGACCGACCCACCACTAACCGACCAGGAGGCTAAAAAGTTCGTCATGATGTGCGTCGCAAAGAAACTGAATCCGTATCTTGGCGAGGTCTACATTGTCAAATATCGCAGTGAAAAAGGACCGTCCAAGGCTTCTATCATCGTCGGAAAAGATGCGTTCATGCGAAAAGCTGACGAGCATCCCAAGTACAAGGGCATGAAGGCCGGGATCGTCGTTCAGAAAGACGGTGAGCTTGTGGAGCGTGTCGGCACTTTGTATATGGATGACGAAGCGCTCATAGGTGGCTGGTGTGAGGTCTACCGAACGGACAGGGACGAGCCAACCAAGTCGGTCGTATCCCTTCGGGAATACGACACCAAGCGCAAGATGTGGAATACCATGAAAGCCACCATGATAAGGAAAGTGGCGATCTGCCAAGCTCTCCGGGAAGGGTTCAGCGGCGACTTTGGCGGCATGTATGGCGAAGAGGAAATGAATCAGTCTTTCGACCCATCTAAAGAAATCGCGGTGGTGTGAATGAATCGCAGCGAGAAGCGGGCAGCGGCCCGCGCCTGTAAAGGCGGCTTTGGCAACCCTCCCCGGAAGGAGAAGGTCAATCCTTATGCAAGGGTGCAATTTCTAAATCCAGCCCTTCGGAGACGACCAGATGCCTAAAGACATCCTTCTTTTTATCAGCCCATCAGAGTTCAATCACCCCAAAGGCATTGCCTACAGCCGGGGGCAGGCGTTCGTTAATTTCGTGGTCGATAACTTCCCGGATGACTTTTGCCGGATCGTGGTAGATGAGGTCATTCCCTTAGACCTGATGTTTCAGGGGCCGGATAAGAACAGCCTGCACATTGAAATCAAGGTCGCGGCCTACGATACCACTGGCGGAGATATGATCGGGTCGCTTACCAACGGCCATCTGGCACAGCAATTGCTCCAAGTGCCGGATGGCGACGCTTGCGCTATCGTGGTCTGGGGGGATGCTCATGATGTCTACAATTCCATTGATCGAAAGCTGTTCGCGGCCCAGGACATTAAAATGAAGTGGGGCCGGTACAAGCAGTTCAAGATTGACATGTGGGCTCGGCACAATATCCCGGTAATCGAGATCCCTGAGATGTGTGGAAGGCAGACGCATGAACAAATTCAGCACCCGGCTAAAGAAATGCTCAAACTGGGGGTTACATACTTCCATGGAGGCAGCCTTTTGTCATATTTGAACAAGAGCGATGGCCTTCAGGTTGGGGCCGGATTGCTTTCAAGGATACCAACAGTCGGCGCGGAAACTGCCGAGGGACTGATAAATATCTACGGCAGTCCCGGAAGGGTCGCGCTGGAGGCCAGGCAGAACCCCAGAGGGCTCGCGGAGATCAAGCTAAATGGCCGGAAGCTCGGCAAGAAATCCGAGGCGATCCGAGCGGCTTTCTGGGGTGTGCCGACATGAATCTCCGGATACCCGTCCTTCACGTAGAGCCGAATTTGGCACGCGCACGATCCGCTCGCGAAGAGAGGCGACGCCAGAATTTCAGCATCAAGCACGTTGGCAAACATCACGACGACACAACCAAACATAAAATCTCCGTCGCGGCGTCCGGTGAGAACAATGGGCATTGGAAAGGCGGAATCAGTTTTGAACCATATTGCCCAAAATTCAACGACGAATTGCGGACGCGAGTGCGAGCGTTCTTCGATTGCCGGTGTGTTATATGCGGAACACTTGAGCAGGAGAATGGCAGAAAACTTTCGGTTCATCATGTAGAGTATAATAAATCGGCTTGCTGCGACGGCGAGCCGGTGCACTTTGCGGCTCTTTGTAGCAGATGTCACCCCCGAACGAATTCGGATCGTACCCGGTGGGAGTCGATGCTGCATCATATTATAGATGAAATATATGACGGTCGGTCATATTTCACAAAAGAAGAATTTTGGGGGAGGGCATCGGCATGAGCAAAGAAGAGTGTTTCGAGTTCCTGCAATCTCACCCAGGCGGGCACATTCTACCCGAGATATCCGAGGCCACTGGAAACAATCTTGAATCGGCCCGGAAATTCTTGCGGAGGCTCGGCAAAGATGGATTGGCAAAGCGAGACTATCCCGAGGCGGCCAATGTATTTATCAAGTGGTGGGTATAAAAATGCTGACGCTTTTATCGGCAGGAGAAAGGTGCCAGGGTTGCCAGATCGTTAAGAAGGCCATCCAGGACGCCAACGTCGCGTTCCGAGAACGCGACATACGAACCCTCACAGAACGCGAGATTATCGACGTAGTGGCAGATCTTCGATGCTGCGGCTGGACGGAGAAGCTAATCATTGGGGCAAACGGTCAGCCCATCTTAGAGGGGCCGATTGTGGTCAACGAAACCGGCGCATTGTGGGCAGGGTTCCTGTTGCCAGATGGCAAAACGGTCAGGCAAGAGTTTTTAGATGTGCTTTATCATGGGTGATAAAATGATAGAAATATTTCCGCCTAAGTTTGATCTGATTCAAAAAGGAGATTCGCCAAATATCGGAATGTATCAACTCTCGATAGGGCGAGAAGAGGCGTTGCGCCTGACAAAACAATTGATCGAGGAACTTAGGAGAACCATACCACTCGAAGATTTATTACAGGAATTGAATTTAATTTGAGCGAAAGCCTTATAAACTTGTACTTATGTATGTACGTATTGGTGAGATGTGAAGTGACTCGCCTAAAATGTAAGTGTGGGCATTCTTGGGATTATACCCCAACCAGGCCAAATCCAAACCGGAGATATGCAAACTGCCCAATATGTCGGGCATCGGTGAAGATAAAAATGGAGGAGATAAAAGATGGATCGAAAGTCTAACGCGGTTATCCTGAGCATCATTCCAGGATTGGGGCATTTGTACTTGGGATTTCCCGGAAAAGCTGTAATGTGGTTCTTGCTGTCGGTTTGCAGTTGTGGGCTGCTGTGGCCGTTCTGCCTTCTGTCGGCATGGAGCACTGGAAAGCATACGCTACAGGCAGAAGACCTACAAGCAATCAGACGAGCGGTCGAAAACAAGGCAAGGGTTTAAACATGAGTCGATACTTCCTGGCTGGATATCGCATCCGGATAGAAGAGAACCTGAAAGATATATCAACTTTCGGGGAAGATACCGCAATAGAAATTCGTCCCAAGCACATTGAAATGGATCGAATATGCCGGGATCAAGAAGACCTGAAAAAAGCGATTGACGATTATTGCAAATTGGAAGGTGTAGAAAGATGAAGTTCATGATATTGGTTCTATTGGCGCTCTTGGTAGTGCCATGCATCGCAAGCGCAGATCAGAGAAGTGGAAGCTATGGAGTACCGTTCATCCCTCCGGACGCTAGCCTGAAGACCACCGACCCGTTCTATGGAGGTATCATGGAAAGACAGTATGGCACCGTAAATGGGAATATGCCATTGAGTGATGACCCCTGGGCAGGCCTGATCTTATCACCAGATGGAAAGGGCAACAATTCCGAGTCTTCCTTCTGGAATATGACTGACCATAATGAAAAGCTCCAGAATATAGGAAAGATCGCCGCTTCAAATTCATACGACCTGACAGAAGCTCAGATGAAGAGGGCGGGGATTGCCCTCGGATCAGAATCTTGGCTCTAGGGCTGCCATTCAGCCGCCCTAAGCTTTTCTCTTCTAGCATGAAACGCGGTCGCCAAAGGTCGCAGGGCTTCCAACACATCATTTTCTATTCCATCAAACGCTTCTGCGAACGTATCGCCGGTTGCCTGAAGGCTCATAGTCCTGAGTCCTTGGGCCATCTCTTGACCCCAGGAGGGCACCAGAGGCGCGCCACAGAGGGTAACGGTTTCCCCGAAGCAATACTCGGTTGCAAGCTCTTTCCCACCCTGATCGCAAGGCAGGCTAATCCTGGCTTCGACCTGAGCCTGGTCGCCGTCCATTGGGCGCTGGAATCCAGATGCGAAAAGCTCGACAAGTGATCCCGGAAGAGCCATAACATTTGACTCTCTTTTGATAGTTGATCCATTCCACATATTTATTCTCCCTTTAAGATTTTTGTATGATTGTCAGGTATTGGAAAAGAGGATCTAGCGACTTGCTATCTCCTGCGAAGGTTCCAGGGTGGGTGTGCGAACCACCGCCACCAGATGCCGCTGTTGGCGTCGTATCTAACGCGGCATTGAGTGCGGGAGTACCACCCGCGGCACTGCTCACCATAACGGCGTTTGCACTTCTCGCGTCAAGGAGGGTATGCGCATGCGCTATTTGTGCAACTGTTAAAGTGCAGGCTCCAATTGTAACCGTGCCCTCGGCGGATACAGTTGCATTTCCGACGGTGGCGCCGACCGCCAAAGTTCCCGATGCCCCGATGGGATAGCGGTTTCTCATATCCTCAGTACCGTTTGATCCGTCACAGAAATAGTATCCAGCCGGCACGTTCCCATTCCCCGGATACCACCAGAACATGATACCGGAGGCGACCCCCCCAGAGATCGAGGCGGAATGCAATCCTGATAGGGTATCGGCGTCTAATCCGCTTGCAGCGCCATCGTTTCCAGCGTGCCAAAAAACATCATCGGAATCCGCTTTTGTTCGATACACGGCAGGATGCCCGGCTATAACATGCGCGGCGAGATCGGTGGCGATCTCCGAGAACTGAGTATCGAGGTGCAGGAGATCGGCAACCGCAACCGCGTCGCCTGTTGTCCATGCTTTCGGAGTGTATGTCATATCAGGATACCTTGCATAAAGTTGTAGTCGGGATTTAAGGCCCAATAATTTATGAGTCGATTAAACCAGAAGTGTCTATTATGGTTGGTCTCGCTGTGGTGTTTATCACAAAGTGGTACAAACGCCCACTCTTTCCCATTGCAGATACTGTTTTTAGCATAGTCGATGTGATGTATATTCAATTTTCTCTTATTCTTTTCACCGCATATGTAGCACCTATCGCCGAATTTTTCTCGTATACTTGCTTTAAATGCCCGATTAAATTTGAAACAGTATGGCTCAAAGCTTTTTCCGCCTAACCAATTGTGACTTTTCTCACCTGAAACTTTTTCGCGAATTCGTTCAATCGTCTCCGGTCTAGTTTGCTTTCCGAAATTTGGATGTTTCTCACCAGTCAACAATCCTTTGTGGGCTTTGCCTATGTTTCGTTTATGTTCTTCCGAAAACGGTGCTCTTTTTTTACCCTTATGTGCCTCGCTCATATGTTTTCGAGCTTTCAGGGACATCGGGGCAAATCTTCTTCCTGTGTGTGCCAATGAGATTTTCTGCTTAACGGCTTCACTCATACGTTCGCCTTTTTTCATTCAAATACACCTCTGACAGTGTTCTGAGAAGATCTTGTGAGGCAACTGCTCTCAGAAAAGCAGCTTTCGGACCGTCGCCCTAGCCTCATAATAGATATGCTTCGTAGGTACTTAAGGACTACGCTATTTTGCAGATGAACCAGTTCGCCCGCCAAAGCGGGGTCAAATTGATCGCATTCAGCGAGAGCGATCCGGTGCCGTGATTGTGCCCTTCATCGGCCGCTCCATGACTCGTGCCCGTGGTTCGCCCGGTATTGGCGAGGGTAGCGTTGGCCCAGCCAGAACCGCCACCCCCGCCTCCGTTTTGGTTGTTGTAGAAGTACTGATCCTGCCAATAATGGTAATGGCTCGCGATCTCAGCCAGGGTTAGGGTATGATCTGAGATTGTAACCGTTCCCGTGAGAGTTTGGGTTGCCGCGCCTCCGGTGCCTGTCGTTGATGAGGTGTTGGGGCACTTCGGAAAGTATCCTCTGATGTCAGGACAAATGATCCCGTTTATGGTCGATCCATCGCACTGATGCCAACTTGGAGCAGCATTTAGATATCCATTTGTGAAATCTGTATCTATTCCTTTGTAGAGCCAGATCGCGCCCAACGGCACCAGGCTGCTCACCAAATCAGCGAGGTGGTTTCCATCAATCTTATCCGCATCCAGGCCGCTTGCTATCGGGAAGAATTTTGCATCGGAGTCAGCTTTCGTATAGTGGATCGCCGGATGCCCATGTAGATCGATATCAACCTTCCCGGCTGCATACTGAGTTTCCATGTGATTGAGGTTCTTGGCAGATAAGAGGGTCGCCGCGCCCCAACCAACCGATACATAACTCATGGCAACCTCATGATGAATTTCACTGCCCTGCAAGCCGGCCTGATGTCCAATGCGCCCGCCTGGGATGTTCCAGCCGAGTCCTTGTATCCCGTCCAGGCAAAAGTTGAACCTGCGTGCGAGTGAGCCGTCCTGACGGTGACGTTCCCCGGCTCTGTGGTGAGCGTTGTTCTGGGTATATCTAGGCCATAAGCCCCCTGAATCCACCACGCATTTCTATCATATCCTCCACTTCCCCCGACCGCGGTATTATTTTGCTTGTCCGTGTAGGTGTGATCATGCGCGGGAATCTGGTTGTCCGTCAGGGTGGTTGCGCCGGTGGTGAAAGCATTAGCGGTCGGAGTGATGCTATTGCTCCCGCCAGTAGTTCCAGGAGTGACACCGTTTCCACTTCCGCGCGGAATGTAGCCTTGATAATTAGGAGTTCCGTTTGTTCCATCGGCTTCTTGATACCCGTCAGGCATAGCCCCCCCTCCATACATTCCTATACAGTATGCGGGCACGGACATAGCTAAAATTTCTGCTAAAGTGTGACCGTCTAATTTAGCGGCATCCACTCCGGCAGCCGGCGAAGGCCCGTCTGGATGGGCGGCGGTCATCAGGTAGCGAGCGTCGGCTTCCGCAATGGTATAGAAATCGTGTGCCAAACCTGCCATGTAGCTGTCAGCTTCCGCCGCCTGGGTTTCCATGTGATTCAGTTGATCGCGCTTTTGCGCGGCTGTCATCGAATGTTCGCGCCAGATAGTTGGAGTGTACATTTCAGGCTCCATTGATGTAGGAAGCGTTCAATTGCAAACTTACGAGAATGCTTTTTGTTATTACGAAGCTAGAACGATACAATTCTACACCCGACCCCAACAAGGCGGTGGCTGACGAACCCCCAAAGAACACAACGGTATCAATATCACCAATGGCCTCGGATGGACTGACGAAAGAATAACTGTGGAATAGATCGTTATCCGTAATATCTGGGGTGCTCGTATGCCGTTTGCGGAAGATGCAACTTCCAGACTTCCAAAATTCTATGTAAAGTGTCCTTTCTTGCAAATCAAAACTCGGCCATGAATCGTCTGATACTAGGATTCCTGGAAGGGCTGATGTAAATGGGTTAGGGCGATCCGCTGTCAGGAAATGGTGCGAAAAGTTGAAAAGTTTGGTTACTCCGGTCCCATTGTCTACCCCTTGACTGACTGCATCCTGTACGCTTTCGAACGACGACCGAAAAAATAAATCCCAAGTTTCATCACAAGGTCCATAATAAGCCGTTATCCCGTACTCCGTATCACCGTCCTTGTGGGTTTCAGAAACGTGTGCAATTAGGGCGTCTACATCGATTCCTTGTACCTGGATGTGCTGTAAGGTTCCAGCCGCCAGACCGGCTCTCCGAGTCTTATATTCGACTGTGATCCCATCGACGGCATATTCAGCCAGCTTTGCATTCGCGTATTCTCCGGCGGCTACTATGGAAGTAAGAGAATCATCAACAGTTACATGCTCGACTTTGCCACTTCCCACGCCTTGCCTAGCAGCATTAGCCGCAATCGCTGTAAGATCGGACGCATAAGACTTTGCCACCCACAACCCATAATATTGAATCTCCCCCGCGCCGGCTGCCGGAGCTACATCAAACGTGATCGTCTCGGACTTATTGGCATAGTAGCAGTCGTACCCCCCACCGCTATCGTATCCTTTGACACCTATCGTTTTCTGTAATCCGTTTACAGTGCATTGGACAACCCGGTTCACTGGATAGCCCAAGGCAAAGGACTTCAGTACCCCGTCAGTCACAAATGGCTCAATCTGTAGGGCCGTCTCTTCATAGCCTCCGGTTACAATCTCCGTGGTCCTGAAATCAGGATTTGCGAATGTGATTTGCATTGACTCAGCTAGAACATCGGTAAGGTCAGTAACCGACCATTCAGCCGCATAAAGGGTACGGGCATGGAAGTATAGCTTCAGGTCATAGTCCAGGTAGCATACGAATCCCTGCGAGTCGGCCAGCTTGGTCAAGGCAACCGTGGCCGAGCAGTTCCCGAAACTGATCTCAGTCAGGACAAGGCCATCCTCTATGTAGCCCTCGGTGATCCCCTCTTCAGCCAGATACTCATCCATAATCTCCCGGACGGCTTGCCCGGCCAGGGTGTCCTCGGCGGCATAGTCGACCACGCGCCAGTCGAGCATGGCGGTGAAGTCAGCGGCATCGATAACCCAAAACTTCTTTGTATCGCTTCCGGGGAATCGGGTGCTTTGGGCACTATGCACCAGACCCGCGAAACTCTTGTTTTTGTCCAGATCCTCGATTAGAATTTGCATCCGCTCGAAAAATGCAAAGACGCCCTCGGAATCGTAGATCGTGAGGCCACAAGTGGCCCGGCCATCCGTGTAGTGATCGATGCTCA